ATCTTGCTAGTTTAGCTAAATCAGTATCGTTATAAAAACTAAGATGTTCTTTGATGCTGAATCTATCATAAAATGGTTGACTTAAACTACCACCACTAGTTGTTGCTCCTACCAAAGTAAAAGCTGGAAGATCAATAGTTTCTGGTTTTTTCTCTAGAGTGATTGTTAATACAAAATCTTCCATAACAGGATACAAAAATTCTTCAACAAGTTTTGGTAGCCTGTGAATTTCATCAATAAATAGGACTGATCGTGGTGCAATTCCCATAAGATACGGAATAATATTTTTAACACTTCTGAGATTTGCCGCGTTGGTTGTGTACAGATTTACGTTCAATTCGTTGGCGATAGCACTCGCTATGGTAGTTTTACCAAGGCCCGGTGGCCCATCTATTAAAGTGTGTGGCATCACGGTTGATGTTTTTAAACAGCCCGTCACGCTGACCTTTAGCCTATTAATCACATCATCTTGCCCAAGAATTTCGCTAAATTTAGTTGGCCTTATACCTTTAGACATTTTTTATCTCCAATGATTTTAATGATAACTCAATAAGTTGTACGGCATTATCGGTTTGATTAATTAGATACGTTTTAGTTAGTATGTCTTTAGCCTCTTGGTTTTCAAAGCCATACTGAACCAGTATTTTAACACATTTGTTTAACAAGTCAACCGGAATTCTTAATTCAGATTTATTGTGTTCTATTGCATCCTTGTTTGCGTTAGGCTTTTGCTTTACTTTAGATTTATCACTATATTTGATTTTTATGTTGTCGATTGTTTTTGGCCTAAACACTGTTCCACAATCGCAAACAATCTTGAAATTTTTGGTCTTGACTTCTCGTAAAAACAACCAATGATTAGCACCACAATTTTCAGATGGACATCTATATAGAAAAGAAGCATCAACCTCAATCGGTTTCAGGTGTTTCATCGTCTTTTATCCAGAAAACAAAATCATTGATTTGTTCATCGTAAGCGGACTCTATCATACCCTTACTTGCTAATGATGATAGCATATTACTAACTAGTCGTCCATTCATTTCTTCTATAATTTGTGAAAATATTTTTTCATCAATTAAATATCTTGACTCATTTGTGATTTTATGTTTTTGTTCTTTAGCCAGACTCTTAACTATAACCAGAGATTCTTGCTGAGTTAAAATTTGATCCATCTCCTCCAAATCATCTTGACTAATTTCTGTAATAAGTTTTGTAAACTCGTCAGGATCATCTCCTATGCTTTTATCGAAACCATTGAATACAAGTTTTCTGGCCGACCTTGTAAACTCTTCTAAATCATCTATAATATAGTTTTGTTTACCCATGTCTTTCTCCGTATTTATTTAAGTTCAAGCGTAACTGAAAAAATTGGCTTGTATATTTTTGTAGTAAAATTTGATTCCTCTACAACTTTGATACAAATATCTTCTAGAAAATTCAGCCTAGTTTCTATCTCTTTAATAGCATCTGTTCTAGAAAATCTGACTACTCTATCTGAGGATTGAAAATATAAGATATATTTCATATTAATTTAGGATATCAAATAATCCTTTGTAGTAATGTGGTTGTAATACAAAATGAACAGCATGACTTTGAATATGATTCAAGTACTCTCTGGCTAATCCAGCGTTAACAAAGTACTCTTTTTTCCATATGGGTTGTTTCTGATAGTTAATCCCCAAATACTGGAAGTTTTTAGACTTCTCAGTATTGGAGAAATAACTATTCACAGGAAACGACTTTTTGGGAAAATTAACATACCACACATTTGATGATCCTTCGACTATATCATTTAGAGCATTATATAGCATTTTACCCCAAGCATCCCAAGCAGCGGGATCAAACTTAAAATAGTGCTTATATTTGTCTTGAGCATCATCATAATCATACTCATCATTATAGTTATCATCTTCTTGGTCCATTGTATTTTACCTTTATCATAATCAACAAAAGAGTGTTGGCGGGATCGAACCGCCATAGCCCAAATTGCTCACTCCATTTTTATCAAATATAATCCTGATCGGGATCATAATCTTCATCTTCATCTTCGTACTGATTCCAGTAATCATCATCATACTCATCATACAACTGTTCTTCATCCTCATCATAAGAATCTTCACTAAACTCAGCCTTGTAAAGAGGCTTTAGTAGTTCACCTTGATATTCACCAACAACTTCATATCTACAAGTACGAAGTTTCTCATGATTACAATCACTAGGAACGCTGACCACATCCTTTGGATTGATCTTAACAATCATAATATGATCACCATTATCAGCACTACCATAATTAGCCACATAGTTTAAAGCACCAGCATGAAGTCCCTGAGAACAACCAACGCTACGATTGTCATCGACTTTAGCCCTATTCATTTGGCAAACTTTGCCAACATGATTGTCAAATGTGCCAGCATACTTATCCATATAATCACTACGAACAGCCTTGTATGCTAGGAAATGACCATCCTCAGTAATTGGTAGATGTTCATGCTCCAAGAAATCATACAGTTCCTTTTGACTTTGCATACTGGGATTTTCCATAAGATTATTCAAAAAGTTTACAAGAGGCTGAAACGGTAATCCCTTACTCATAAACTCCAGAATACGCTTACTAATACTACCATGAACTTCTTCACCATCAAAAAGCACCTTGCCGTTCTTGACCTCAACCAGACCATCACTAAATGATGATACTGCCTTTTCAATATCTACCAGATCTAGCAACTCATCATTAGTTGCTGTTGGTAGAGCCTCAAGAATCAGCTTGTAATTAATATGATCAGGAATAACTTGATAAGCCTTATTATTCAAGATCAACGTCAAATTACCATCAACCCACATAAACGGAACGCTCATTTTAATTCTCCTCTTTTCCTGTGAAATTATTTGATCAAAACACTTAGACTATTTCTTAACTGTTCAATACCGTTTTCATCAATAGTTACAAACCATGCTGGCGGAGTATAGTAGCGATTATGATTTACTCTAAGCGGATTAGAGGAACCTATTCCGTTCAATCCCCCATCAGCACTAGTCCCATCCAACGTACTACTCACAATATACTTGAGCATCGGCACCTTGTCAACCTCCGCTTTAAAGTTTTTTCTAAGATCACTACTTTTCGTTATCGACTCACAAAAATCTTTGGATTCTTGAGAAATTGATACTATCTTAGATGTATAATCTTCACTATACATAGTATTGATCTCACTCTTTAAGATATTAAACTCTTGAGTTTGTTTACGAATCTTCTCAGGATCAATACCATTCATATTATGTTTTGCTAATATTTTTGTCATAACAGCAAAGTATTCTGACTTCTTACAAAACTTCATATCAAAACTATTATGAATAACATGAGCAAAAAAGTAATGAATCATCCATTGATCGACCAGATTACAAAGTTCCGATCCACCAATATACTTATGATAATCAATACCAAAAATGCTTAGAATAGTAACCGCTATATGCCTATCTGCACGAATTCTATAGTAACCATAAGTCTCATTCTTCTCGTCTGCATTATACTGTTCAGTACAGTAGTCCACAATATTCTTATATGATCCAACTTCTCCGCAGAGTTTACTCATCATGCTCTTTAATTGAGGCTTGATCCAAGCATTGAAATCAACAAGATTCAAATCTTTGATCTTACTAACAGCACTCTGCTTGATAGCAAGAATATTCTTGTCTTTCAATAGATTGTGAAGAGTATGATTTTTATCTTTAATGATTTTGTTAAGATAAGCGATAGATGGAAATCCTTCTACCGAAGCATACCTAATAATAGGAATATAAATTGTCTCGTCTTGATCTTCAATAGTTTCATAGATATCTTCGTCTACTTCTCTTAGAAGATCAGAATCATTTATTCCATTACCAGATAGTACTAGTTTATCATTAGCGTCTGGACAACCACCAATAATAAAAACCTCACCAGCACTAATCTGACCAAAAGAAACGCTACTCTTGCGTGGTCCCTTGCTAAGTAGACTACGATAATCAGAAACATTAACTACATTAGTTTCTCCGCCGATATCACTAATGATATCATCAAAACCTTCTGTAGAATCTTCTGGATGACTACTATCCACCATAAGATAAGCAAAGCAATCATTTTGATTACAATACTTTGTCACAATCTTTTTGGCAGTTTCTTCACCCTTAATATCACAGCGGAAAAAGATCATTTTACCACTCTTTTTGGTTCCGCTCCAATAGTATTGAGGAACCCCCTTGAGTGTTTCATTATGGATTTTATCTGTTAGATAAACCATACGACGAGAGCGATAACCAGATGTTCTAAAATTAAAAACATACAACTGCTTATTTTTCTTGAACTTATATTCAAGATCTTTACCACTAGTTAATTCGTGGGTCTTGCCAGACTGGTCGGTCCATGATGCACCAGCGGTCCATCCACCAGCAAGATCGCTCAGATTATAATAAGTCTGATAAGCATCTACCAGATTAGTACACTGAGTAATCTTTTGAGTCATATCTTCTTTGAGTTGAAGATAAATATCTTGAGTTCTTTCACGCAAAACTTTAATAACATTTTTTGTATACTGTAAGCCTTCACGACTCACATCCATTTCCAATTCACCAATATCAAAATTGATTTCAAGATATAGGCCGGACCCTAGAACCTCCTTGACTAGATTCTTCCAGTTATCAACATCTACCTTTTTAAAGGTACGATTCCATTTCTGGATAGCGTCATTGGAAGATTCTTTTTCTGCTTCTCCAATAATTTTTGAACTATCAACAGGATAGGCAATATTACCCATGATAGCAACAATACCACTATCAGCATTGTTATACGCTGAAGGATATTGATCATTATTATTTGCTAGTCTACCAATTCTCCAACCCTTACCATCAATAACAAAGTTAGTATAAGAATACGAATGATCTGACAGATTCTCCCCAAAACCACCCTCAATAATGGGCTTCATCTTGAAGTAATGGAAAATTCTTTTTGCTTTGGTAGTAAACTCGCCAAAGTCACACTGTTTAACAGCAAAACTAATTTCAAGACCGTTAGGCTCTTTAGTTGGACTAATATCGAACAGATTAAGACTAGGAACACCGTTCTCGTCCATAGCCGCAATATAAGAATACTTAGTTCCGTTATAATAAGATACTGTGCTAAAACTCTTGGTATAAGCAAACGGACTCTTACTACCTAATCCAAGACAACCAACAAAATCATTACTATCGTTCTTGTTGCTTGCCCCATAAGTGGTATATAGTTCCTCCATATCCTGCTGACTAAGACCCGTACCATAATCACGCACGGTAAAAGATGGAACCGCTTGTGTTGGCAGAATAATCTTAAAAGGATTCTTATTACCAGCAGCAACGTGAGCATCATAAGCATTTGTGCTTAGTTCACGAATAACTGCCATAACCTTATCGGAATACAGAGAGTCCGACAGGATTTTAAACATTTTGCTCGTTTGAGCAATAGTAAATTGATTACTGCTTTCCAAACCCCTACTATGAATTTCAACCGTTCGATCTGCAAGTTTCATCGTTTAAGTCTCCAAGTTTCCTGTGTGATACGCCAAGTATATCATCGACAATCGTGGTTGTCAAGCGTTAATTAAAAAGTTTCGTCGTTGTCGTTATTTTCTTCTCCATAAGACTCGTAATCCTCTGAGATATAATTATTTTCGTCATATGGCATCCACTCATCAGTATCGTCATATTCTATTTCTTCATCGTCTGGTTCATCCAAAATAATTTCAAATTCTTTTACCTTTTCTGCTATCTCATCCAATCTTCTATTAATAAATTTAACAATCTTTTTTAGTTCCGATAAGTCTCTGCTATTAGTTTCTTCTATTTTTAGAATTTGTTTATCTAGTTGTAGGATTTCTTTTAGCATTCTTTCTATATCTTTTGACATAATCTTTTCCTATTAGATAGTTGCAATATCTAATACACCATTCTGATTATCAATAATATCTTTTATTAATGTTAGAATACTCTTTTATGTCGCCATATTCCCTAATTTTTGTATCCTCATAAGGAGCGGCTATTCTTCTGTAGAATTCTTGCTTTATATTCTCTAGAACACCAGTGATCATTGCTATTTTTGCATATGATTCTCTGCCCATCAAAGATGTGATGATTCTGGAAAATGAATAATTAATATCTCCAAGTATAGATGAAAAATCTTCATTAGTCATATTTCCATTTGTAGATTTTGGAATACCCAAACAAGTAATCATTTTATCTATACAAATATCTAACTCTTTTCTAATATCTTCTTTAATGTATGGCATCTGGTTCCTCACATTTACAAAAATACTCGTAACAATAATAACACTGTGGACCCGGTTTTCCCAATCCCCAAGCATCACTAGAAGGATCAAAACTTTCTAGTCCAGTATCAATACAAACTAATTTATCATTAATCAATCCAATATTATATTGATGACAATCCCAAAAGTCTAAATTAGTATGATGCTTGATGTTGTCAACTAAGTCTTGTATTTTTTCTAGAAAATGAGTATATTTTTTACTCCATCTTGTAATTGGCTCTGTAATCATATATCCAGCAATTTCTGTTACAAAACCATATGAACTATATAAGGATAAATCTTTGATTGGTAATTTAACTACATCAGTATATGCTATTGGAGATAATCCATGCTTACTAAGTAATTGTTGAAAAAACAATGCGGCCTTAGCATCTTTTTCGGATTTAAATTCTTTGAATCCCTTATTGGTTTCGTCAACCAAAGGATAAAAGTTGCAATATCCTCCCTCATCAAACCATTCAATATCAATAGTGTAATTCATTTTAGTAAGAAATTACTATGGGATATTCTCCAGTAATATTATATAAAAAATCTTTTGCTTTTTTAAGATC